TAAGATTGCTCTGTGAGCGCGTTCTACAGCCCGTTAGGGACCATTTTAACCACGTTGTCAGTGTATCCTCGGGTTATCGTAGCCCTCAGCTGTCACAGGCCATTGGGAGCACTCTAGATAGCCAACATACTAAAGGCATGGCAGCGGACTTCGAAATCTATGGCACACCCAACAATGAAGTCTTTAACTGGATCAAGAATAACCTTATGTATGATCAAATGATACTCGAGTACTGGACCAAAGACGAACCCAACTCGGGATGGGTACACGTCGCATACAACCCTGATCAAGAAGAAAATATAAAGGAGAATCTCAGAGCGTATAAAGACGAAGATAACTATACACGATACAAACCAATTATAGGAGATGCATAATGAAATTCTTATGGGAAAAATTTAAAGCATATAAAGAATGGGTTCTAGTTACGGTACCGAACAGGTATATGGGACTGGTTTTATTATTCATGCTACTTGTAATTTATTTTAAATAAAGAATTTTAAAATTTCCTGCGCCTCGCGCGTATATCCTACATTTTGAGGGATTAAATCCACGCTTTCAGTTCTTCCCCCATAACTTGGGTAGCAATGTTAATTTTCTTGCGGAGGGCTTTGACGATTCTTTCGTCAACGGTGTCTTCAGCCATAATATCAATATACGTCATTGGAAATTTTTGACCAATACGATCAATTCGCGCTTCGGACTGAGTTCTTTTTTCTAAGTCATAACCATTAGAATAATAAATCATGGTGGAAGCTGCAGTCAGCGTAATTCCATATCCGCCTGTTTGAGGAGTTCCTACTAAAAAACGAGTTTCATCCTTAGTTTGGAATCGTTCTAAATTAGTCTGACGTATTTCATTAGGAGTTAAACCATAATAGGTCACCACTGACTTTTCTCCATATTTTTCTTCAATGGCTTTTACAATCGTTTGCACATCAAATTGGTAATGGGCCCAAATCACAGCTTTGCCTTCGAGCTCTTCTAATACTTCTAATAACTCAGATAATCTATTATTTTTTATGGGTTGAATTGAATCATCATCTGCTTTAAAATGTCCGCACGTTATTTGATGCAAACGCATTAATTGTGTTAACGCATTCATTGTTGTTATAACTTTTCCATTCATTTCCGCTAAAGCCATTTGTTTCATTTGCCTATAAACTTTTTGTTGTTCAGGGGTTAACGTAATGATTCTTTTCATGTATGTTTTAGGTGGAAGATCTAGGCAGTCGTCTTTGAGAACGCGATAGGAGAAGGGCTTAAGTTTTTCCGACAGTTCTTCAAGGTTTTTATAACCTACAACGAGCTGCACAGATCTTCCGTTAAAATTGGCACTACGCATGGTGGCGTAACGAGATCGAAACGTATAATAAGAAGAATGTTGCAAGAGATCAGGATCAAGAAACTCACATTGTTTATAAAGATCTAAAGGAGATTTAGTCACAGGGGATCCAGTTAAAATTCGACGGTATTTGGCATGAATAGCCAAGTTAATAATATTTTTAGTTCTTTTAGCTTCAGGATTTTTAATCGTAGTACTTTCATCTACAACCATAAACGTTTCATGACAACTTAAAAATTTTCTAGCAAATTCCACACCTTTAGTTGTGCTAAAAGCTTCTACATTCATTATTAAAACATGCAGCTCTACCCCTGTTTTAAATAATATGTCTAGTCTTTTCTTTTGTTTTTGATTGATGATAGCCTGCCATAGTACCATTTTATAATGAACATGGGTTGGCATATGGATAGGAAATTCTTGAGAGTACCATGTTTTATATACTCCCTTAGGAGCTATAATTAAGACTCCATTTATTTTGCCTTTATCGTAAAGCATTGCTAAATTATCAATGGCTACTTTAGTTTTACCGGTACCCATCTCCATAAATAAGGCATAAACCTTCTTGTCAGAAGATTTTTCCAATGCAGTTAACTGATGCCCGTAGGGCTTCGTCTTAAATTTATAAAACATAGTCTTCTTTCTTGACAATATAAATAGATTATCTTATATCCTATGTCAATAGAAAGTTATGGCTAATTTAGATTATAAAGAACTTAAACAAGACTCAGAAAAAATAGTTTACGTTATTCAGGAAATTCCAGGCACTAAGGAAGGGCGTCCAAAAATCAATATTATGGGGGCTCAAAAATTTGGAAAAATCAAAGTCTTATTAAAAGAAGACTCGCAAATGATTTTTAGTCCTGGTCCTATTATTTTTGAACTAAGAAGATTGTTAAAGGAATATCGTTCCACTGATTATCTTCTACTTACAGGTGATCCAGCAATTATTGGAGTTGCATGTTCTGTAGTATCTGATATAACCCATGGTAAATACACTTTATTAAAATGGGACCGACAAGAAAGAATGTATTATCCCATTTCGATTAACTTATACGAGAAAGGAGAAATAGATGAATAAATTAAAAGACATGATGGAAGAGGATCAATCTTTAGCCATCAATGAAATAGACAATATAGCGAATCTTTCTGATGAAGTAATTAAACTTCAGCAGTTAGAAAAAAATATTAAAGCAAAAGAACAAGATCTAAAAAGTTTAAAGGAAACAGCTGAAAAAATTTCAGTTGAAGTCATTCCCACTCTTATGGGTGAAATGTCTTTATCTTCTTTAAAACTCTCAGACGGTTCTTCTGTAGAAATTAAAAAAATTTATGGTGCTTCTATACCCGTAGAAAAACGAGAAGCAGCATTTAACTGGCTTCGAAATAACGACCTAGGCGATATCATTAAAAATGAAATCACCGTTTCCTTTGGTCGTAACGAAGATAACAAGGCGGGCGATTATGCTCGACTTGCACAAAGTCAAGGCTACCAACCTGCACAAAAACTAAAGGTAGAACCGATGACTTTAAAAGCATTACTCAGAGAGCGAACTGAAGCAGGCAAAGAGATGCCCTCTGATTTGTTCAACACGTTTGTAGGAAACCAAACAAAAATAAGGAGTAAATAAACATGCCTCAAGAATCAAGAGACATCATTACAAAGAAACAAGCAGCAGTACCATCTACTTCATTGTTTGAAGCAGATGCGAAGTTAGGTTTAGAGAATATGGACCACGATGATTTGGCCCTACCTTTTCTAAAACTACTTCAAAACAGTTCTGACGAAACGAAGAAAAAAAATGTTTCGTATGTAGACGGAGCTGAACCGGGAATGTTCTATAATACAGCTACTAAGAAACTGTACGATGGCGCAAAAGGCATTGAAGTCATTCCATGCTATTATAAACTCACCTTCCCTGAATGGGCACCATTTGAAAGAAAAGAAGGCCGTCCGGTATCACCGGATAGAGGTCCTGAAGTTCTTTCTCAAACAAAGAAGGATGCATCTGGTAAAGATGTTCTTCAAAATGGTAACATCATTATTACAACGGCAAATCATTATGTCATAATCCTAACGGAGAATGGATCTGATACAGCCTTAATAGCGATGAAGTCTACTCAACGTAAAGTGAGCCGAGGATGGAATGCAATGATGAAAAGTATCCATGAAAAAGGTAAGAATGGTACTTTCAATCCGCCTTCTTTTAGTCACATCTATCAATTACGGTCAGTAGAAATATCAGGTAATTTTACTTGGTATGGTTACGCTGTAAAACTTTTAAGAAAAGTAGATAATGTAGATCTTTATCAGCACGCTAAAGCTTTTCACGCTTCTTTAAAAAGTGTGCAAGCTAAAGCAGCTAAGAAAGACGACATAAATTTCTAAGTTTCACCTAAGGTGAATCTAGGGGCGGCAGCGCGAGAGTTAAACCGCCCCGCTTAAAGGGATGTATGATAGATGAATTTGTAAAATTATTTTCTGGACTCCAAGAAAACTTTGGCAAAGCCGACATGTCCAAAGTCGAGTTTGATGCAGAAAGAAATAAGATCAAACCCCACTACATGTGGGCTCAAGAATCAGTCACTCCTTTTCATTACAAACAACATTTAGACGGCAAAATATCAATAGGAATTCAACCTTGTACTAAAGATGGAAAAGCATCTTTTGGGTGCATCGATGTGGATCCTAAAAATTACAAAGAATTTAATATACCCATTTTACTCTCTTATATAGAGAAATATAAACTTCCACTGATTGCATGCCGATCAAAAAGTGGTGGATTACATCTTTATTTATTTTTGAAAGCAGCCATCGACGCTCAAACTATGCGAGATTCATTAGCTTCTTTACTTTTACCTCTTGAACTAAAAAGAACCACTGAAATTTATCCTAAACAAGTTGAACTAGAACCTGATGAACACGGAAATATATCAGGAAATTTTATTAATCTTCCTTATCAAAAGGAAAAAGAAACAACTCGTTATGCTCTTGACAAAAATAATAAGCCTTTATCTTTAGAACAATTCATTAAAAGAGCCAAAGAATCTCAATTCAATCCTGAAGAATTAGAAAAACTCATCACACGATGTGAAGAAGAAGTTTTAAAAGGAGGAGACCCTGAATTTGAAGATGGCCCATGTTGTTTGCAACGATTGTCTAAAACCAAACTAGGAGATGGCAGAGATCGTTTTATGTATAATTATATGGTTTTTGCCAAGAAAAAATATAAAGACCAGTGGCCAGATAAAGTTAATGAAGCCAATAAATATTTTACAAAACCTTGGTCTCTCAAAGAAATTAATGACAAAATCAAAGCCTGGAGTAAAGATACAGCTGGACATACCTGCACTGATGAAATTTTGGAACCTGTATGCATAAAACATAAATGCGTTAAAAGAAAATTTGGAATTAAATCAGATGCCAATTCTATTTTTCCGCTTATTTCTGGTTTACAAAAAATTATGAGTACTACTCCGAGACTTCGATTCATGGTGGAAAAACCGGATGGAAAAGCAGTTCAATGTGAAGCATCTAGTCCTGATAACTTCACCGTTCAAAAGAATCTTTTAAGTTTAATTTGGTTACAAGCCGATTTTTATCCAGATCCTTTATCTCCTGGAGCATTT